GTGCTCTATCAGAGCCAAGAACTATTCAGTTCCCAACCGCGCAGTCAGGCACATTCCAACTAAAAATGGATTTCACTACTTGGGACGACCAACCAATTATTGCTGACAACTTTCAGTCTTTCGACACGCGCCCCACGCAATTTGAGGGACTACGCAAGAAGATCTACTGGAACCAGAACTTTGATAGAATCAAGGGCAACAGACGAGGACTACCAGTTTGGAAATGCTTTAATAATCCCGGAATGACTGACACAAGAAATAGTGCAAACTTCTTGGAACCTATTGTTGTTGCTGACACCTTATCTACTTTCACTGTTACTAAATTCACTTGTATTGATCCCGGCAACAAGCGCTACATTGAGATGGACGGTCAATATAACCGCATTAGACCTTATCCTCGTGTAGATAGTTTTGATGAAGAAGTTACAAGGCAGGACGCAACCGCTAGTCTTTCCAAAGTCCCACAGGACTTTTTACGCGAAGGTGTTGCTCGCTATTACTACAAGCCCGAACACCTTGGCTTTGCTACTGATTCACCAGAGATGCCACACGAATTCCACCATCTTATTGTCTACAAGACATTAGAGATTCTTTACGATAAGGTTGGCTCTATGGCTAATGCCGAGAACTATCGTCGTAAGATGGATAAAGAAATAAAACAACTAGAAAAGCGCTACACTGATCACATAGATTCCCTTGTTCGTAGAGGACAATTTAGTATGGCTGGCAACAGGTTCTTTCAATACGATTATGCGTCTTTGAAGACAGGAGGCTGAAATGGCTGTTAAAGGACAAATCTTAAAGTTTAGTAATGCTCCTGCTATTGACCAGAGATGGAAAGAATCTACCGGTGGTGCTGAAAAGATTCAGAACTTCCGCATTGATCCATCAGGTGATGGTTGGCTTGCTGATAGAGGTTTAGAGCCTTGGTTTGATTTTTCAGGCAAAGACATCTCTCCCAGCCAACTTTTAACAAATCAAATCTTTCAGGCAAAAGTAGATTCGCAGTTTATCTGGACTAAACAAAGCACCGGACAGGTTTATCATTTTATTGAGCAATTTGGTAATCTTTACTATCTTTGGGGAAACAACAATCCTAATGCAGTCACTACACCACCAAATAAATTCTTTGATAATTCGCGCGTAGTTATTGGAACTGGTCGTAGAATTAGAAAGGTTGGTGATGTAGGCACACAATACATCCCTTATGGAAACAGACTATTAATTATTAATGGTTTTGATAAGCCTATCTGGTTTTATGGAGACAATCGTTTTAGAGACTTTGGTTTTCAGTCCATAGCACCATCACCAGAGGTTCTTCAAATCATTCCTAAATATGATAGTGTCACTGACCTTACTGATGGAATTACAAGACCTTCGTTCGCTAAAAGCAGACCGATTGGTTTAGGAGACGTAGGTAAAAGCGATTTAAATTCATTTGCTTATAAGATGACCTTAATTACTGACACAGGCTCTGAAAGCCCACTAGGTAATCCAAACTTTGTTCAATGGCAAACAGATGATGACGAACAGGTGAAAAGAGGAATCTTTCTTATTGATGTCCCTACTGGTAACAAGGGCGTTGTTGCTCGTAACATTTACAGAACTAAAAACATGCGTGGTGGTTCTAGTTCTGGCACAGACCAAGACCAACTTTATTATCTTGTTCAGCAGATAGAAGACAACAGCACTGATGCTTTTATCGATGTAGTTGCTGATAGTTCCCTAGTTACACCTGCTCCGTCTCTTACTGATTCAGCAGCGATCTCAACCACTTATCAGTTTGGTGAGGCTTGGAACAATAGACTTTGGCTAGGTGGTGGCGCTGATCATCCAACAAGAATTATTTACAGCGATGCTGGGCTTCCCGAACAATTTGGAACATTTAGTTATTTCGATGTGGGCTCAACTACTGGTGGACACATTACAAAACTTATGGGCTACTACAACAGCCTACTTGTTTTTAGAGAAAGATCAATTGACATTATTCGTAATGGACCACAAGGTCTTACGATTTCCTCACTTACACCAGACGTGGGCACAACGGCTTCTAACACGGTTTGTTTAGTTCCCGGTGTCGGGATAGTCTTTTTAAATAAAGATGGCTTGTATGCCACCACAGGCGGCTTGGATGGCGGTTCTACGGTTAATGTAGTAAAGATCTCTGAATTCATTGGCAAAGCAATAGAATCTATTAACATTCCAGCCCTGCCGAACTGCTGTGCTGCTTATTCCAAGAAAGAAAAAGAATACTGGTTACATTACGTTCGTAAGGGAGAGACCGTTCCAACAAGAGGAATTGTTCTTCATAGTTACAATAAATCGTTTTCTTTCAGGGGATCTAACAGAAAGGATAAAGAATACCTATGGGCTTTTACAACTATTCAAACAGATCAAAGTGGAAACTTTGTTTTTGGAACTAGACCTGATTGGAGATTGGCTGATGGTTCAGCCTCAACACCATTCGTAGATGCATCCAAAGGTTCTTTGGTGGGCTTACAGGTTTGGTCAGGTGCTTCTTTCTGGGGCAAGACCTTAACTACTGGTGCCCAAGGAGGAGATCCGGTTAAGAGAACTTACACTGGAACTGAAAATCCCTTGGATAGTAACATTTGGGAAAGCAACTGGATTAACTTTGGAAATGCTGCCGCTAAACATCGTGTGTTTAGTGTTGAGATGGAAATGGTTTCTTACGGAGACAATCTAATTAAACTTGACTGGGGAGGTGATTATGACATTACTTGGTATGAAGCCGGTGGTCAAAAGATTTCCAAACCAGAATTAGTCTTTACAGAAAACGAAGATCCAGTCTTTGGTCCCGAAGCACAATCAATTAGTAAAGTTCCTTTTAAAATTGGAACAAGTGCCCTTCGTGCTGGTAGAATAGTAGTAGTGCGCTGGGATGTAAACACTAAACTGGTTGATAATTTCAGGTTCCGTTTAAGAGGTGAGAATGGTTCTACATTCCACATCCTTGGTTTTAGCATTAATTACAGCACAAGCGATCAATCACCTCTCAATCAGAGAGCAGGGCTCCAACGCCCGCAGCCTTACTAGGAGATAAAATGGCTAAAACATTTACAGATAAACCTTTGCGTCAGTTTGACCAAGTCAAGACCAGCAACATAACTACAAATCTTGATAAAAACTTGGACGAATTAAATGGTAGATTAGATTCTAACAATTTGCCTGTTAAATCAGTCCTCAAAATCCCCCTTAAAGCAGCGGCTGGTGTAGAAACGGTTGGTGGTAATGTAGACAGGATAGAATCTATAATGCCTTCACAGGCTTACTATCAAACTAAAAGAGATTATAACAGTGCTAATACTGCGTCAGCCACAGACATTTATGATCCAATCCTCTCAATAGATCTAGATAATGATTTTTATGGAGCAGGTTTTAATCCTCTACAAGAACTAGATTCTAAATTTGAGGATTTCCCACTACAATTTAACGCAAGAGAAGGAATGCTTATTGGTTGTGCTAATCTTGATTGGGAGCATGGCAATCAAGTCTTTGACATTGGTGGCGACGTGGGCGGTGCTCGTGGGCGTGGTCAAGATTGGTGGACTGAAATACAAGTTTATGTAAATAACGTCGTTGTAGCGCAATCTGGAAAGATAATGCCTAGACGACTTTCTACACAAATTCCCTTTGCCGTCCCTACTGGAACACAGCCAGTAACGATAGATATTCGTGTTAAAATTAATAACTGGTATGTAACAGATGGTCCCACTTTGCCGAGCACTTGGATTGCCACAGACTTTAAGGTTTTTAGTGCGAACATTTGGTGCAGGAATCAATACCGATAAGGAGAACTAATGGCTATTGTAAAAAACAACTTATTTGAAGATGGGGACATCCCCACAGCGGCTGAATTAAATCAGCCTTATAATGATGCGGCAACCGTAAGCCAAAATCTTGACACCGATAACACGGCTGACAACTGGATTACTATTGCCCACTTGGCTTCGCAAACTGGAATTAATCAGTTATTTAATTTTAGTTACACAGGGACCTCCCCAGAGGCTATTACTTCTGCCTCCTATGTTCCTATTCAGAATGCTACAGGTGCTATAAGTTCGGTTGCTTTAAATTATACACCAGAATTAAATGAGATTTTGCGTGTAGAATGTTGTGGGCTACAATCCGCCAGTGAGGCTACACAGACTTATGATTCTACAAGTGCTATAAAAGGCGATAGAAACTACTACGCTTTTAGATTGGTGTTATTTTATAACGATGGTGGTGCTACAACCTTCCTTACGCTTGGTGAATGGGGCTACACTTTCACTTCTATGGCTGGTGGTAATAGTAGATACTTCAGCACTAACAATGGATTGGCTAATGAAACAGGCTGCGCTCTTGGTTATCAAACATTTCAGTTTTCCTGCGCCCACTTAAATAAGGCAGGAAGTAGAACCTACGAGAAGATAGAATTACAGGCAAAGGTAAATTACACCGGCAATACATTAAGACTGACTAGAAATCAAATCATAGCAGTGAGGGCTCAAAGATAATGTCT